TTGGCACAGCAATTCAGGAAGTACTAAAGGATAACATTGCAGGCATAGGCACAAGGTCTGAACTCAACAAGACATTAAGGCGATTTATTGAAGGCACTCCAGAGGAGTCAGCATTTCTGAATAGGTATATTAAGCAGACAACTAATGATGCTGTGATGACCTTTAACAGTGAGTATATCCAGACTATTGCGGAGGATTTGGATGTAGAGTATTATCTCTATGCTGGCACTGTCATAAATGACTCCAGAGCCTTCTGCGTTTCAAGGTCAGGCAGATACTTTACCACTGACCAGGTCAAAGCCTGGGCCAATCTAAAAGGCTGGGATGGCAGAATGAAAGGCACTAACAGCAGCACCATCTTTATTTACCGAGGAGGCTATAATTGCAGGCATCAGCTTTGGCCTGTGAGTCAGGAGCAGTATGAGGCTGCAAAGGAGAAGGGCAGAGCAGGTCTAAGATGATGGGGACACATTGTCCCCAGGTGACTACAACTTGTAGGCAACCTGTTCCAATTTGTCACAATTTCACCCTACCTTTTCACCCTACTTTCCTTCCCTATAAGCTAAAAGTAGGGAGATAGGCTTTAAATGTCTCTGCTCGATTACATTTCGGAGGCCATAGCCTAAGTTTTGCTGAACCATGACAGCAGCCATGCTTTGCTTTCTGATATAGCCTTGTAGAATTACCTCTGCTGCCTGTTCAATTGCCCAGCATAGGATGTAGACATCAGCCTTCAGCTCATCATTTAAATTGAAGACTAACTTCCCGGTCTTATACTTGGTGGTCTTGACATCAATGTTATACTCATCCATCATAAGGTCAGTGCCTCCATCACCTTCCAGACCGCAAGACATATCCATTGGAATCTTGAGAGCCTTACTGACAGCATACTCACCCATGACACCGAGCATGTCAGCTGTCTGCTGGTCATTGCCCCAGTGCTTCTTATAGCGGTTAGGGTTGGCCTGATCCTTCAGGAAGTGCCTGCCATTGGCAAGCACCCGGAGCAGCTCCATTTCTCTGGGTGTAAAGGTTATCTTCAACGCTCATAGAGGATTACAAAAGTAAGTGATAATAAACGATATTTGAGCATGAAAAAGGCAAAGACAGGCAGCACTCCGGTAGCTAAAATTAGCTTTGGCAAGCGCAGAGAGGGCAAGCATAGTAAATCAAGAAAGCCAAAGGCAGCAAGACAGAAGGCATATAAAGGACAAGGCAGATAATGGCTGAGAAGAAGTTTCAAAAGAAGGTCAATGGCAGGACTGTTAAGTTTGGTGCAAAGGGCTATTCCATTGCACCTGGCACAGCCAAGGGCGATGCCTACTGTGCGAGGTCTTCTGGGATACCCAAATGCAAGGGGAAGAAACATTGCCCTAATGACTTAAGCAGACAAGCCTGGGGCTGTGTTGGTAAAAAGTCAGTAAAAAGTGCTGCTAAAAAATTTACCAGAACTAAGTAACTTTACAACATGCAACTGAAGTATTTTAAGCTTTCTGAATTTGACTCCCCCGATGCTCCTGGTTCAGGAAGCAACATGAAGGAGGAGTTCTTGGTTAAGCTGGACAAGGCCAGAGAAATTGCTGGTGTTGCCTTCCGGATTAACTCAGGGTTCAGAACTCAGGCTCATAATATTTCTTTGAAAAAAAAGGGATATAAAGCAGTAAGTAACTCTCCACATCTGGGAGGCTGGGCTGCCGACATCCATTGCAATGATTCGGTCAATAGGCTTAAGATTGTTCAGGCATTGCTTGAGGTTGGCTTTGTGCGAATCGGAATTGCAGGTACATTTATCCATGTTGATTGTGATCCAACGAAGCCACAGTCACTCATCTGGACATACTAATGACAACAGAAATCAAATCTGAGCTGGTCAAATTCATGGGTGATTTGCCTGCCTACGGAGCAATCTTAATTACGAATTTGACTAACCCTGATATTCAATTTTACAACGAGCTGGAAGCCTGGGCATACTCACATGGCTGGGCAGTAATTTTACTCTACCGTTTGGGAGTAATTATCCATGACATCCACAAGCGCATGATGCAAAAAGACCTGTGGGAGGATGAGAAAGGAGAAGTCAGGATGATGACTGGCTATGAAAAAATTTGGGTTGAAATCAAAAAGTTAAGAAAAAAATGACCGTATCAAGAGAAATAATTTTTGTCCTTCTGCTCATGGTTGGCTATGTTGCAGGTGATGTGTATTTCGCAAAGCAAGCACACCAGAAGCTGGATAAACTTGTCCAGGACAACGAGAATTTTACCACAGCAGCATTGTTCAGAGTTGCTCGGTGCGAGACAAGAATTGATAGCATTAAAGCTCAGACAAAGGCAGTGGCAGAATCAGTTATCTATGTTGACTCAGTTGCCACCACTAAGACAGGCAAATCGGAGAGAGCAGAGAGGAGGGGCAGATTTGTAGGTGGATTGCTGAAGGGATTAATTCCCGGACTATGATTCGCAATACCTTCGGCAAGCGGATGCAAGTGTATGCCTACACCTGCACTACTGCTGTGCTGATTGGATTGCTTTTGGGAGTGGGTTACCTCTATAAGATTAACCAGGTACAAGCATCTGATTCGGTGCTGATGTTTATTTTGGCTCAGGTGCTTGGCTCATGGGCAGCACTTACAAGCAAGATTTTCCGCATTACCTCAGCAGGCTCAGACAAAGCTGAGAATAATTAACTTTGTGCTTATGAATTGTCTTCAGAACTACATCGGACTGAAAGGCTGCACCACAGGTGAGCCATTGTCTGGCCTATACATTAATGACTATCCCGGCATGAGTTCGGAGCTGCTTGATAAGATAGCCACACCGGAGCAGGTAAGCTATGTGGGCATGTGGAACTCAGCGCAGAATGTTAGCTATGTTAAGATTAAGAGAGACATTCAGGCTGCCCTATACAGCGCAGCAGAGGCTCAGTTAGATCAGGTGCTATTCCAGACCAGAAAGGAGTTTGTGCAGCAATGGCAGCAGGTGCAAGTAGTTCCGGCAGAGGCTATCCTGAAAGGCACATTCGTAAGCATTCAGGGCAGCAAGTATTTGTCCTTAAGGGTTAAGCAGATATATATCTACAATGCCGGGCCAGCGGTCAATGGCATTGACTGGTTTATATTCCAGACTCAGGATGGCAAGCTGCTGGATAGTGGCACTGTTAATCTTGGTCCAGGAATGAATTATGTGCCGGTCAATAATGAGTTCTACTCAGACTTTGACAAGCTGAACATTATGGTGGCGGTTGACTGCACCAATCTACCTACCAGCACAGGCATGTTCAGTGATTATGGATGGCAGCAAATGGACTTGGAATGTGCCTCTCGTTTCAGCTACCTGTGGCGCAATGGGTGGAGCATCTTCCCGGTAACTGCTCCGCTTGGCTATGGCTTTGGTGATTCATGGAGTCAGGACAATAGCCAGTCTGGAGTGTACATAGATGCTCAGCTGCTATGCTCACTTGATAGCTTCATTTGCCAGCAAAAGGAGTTTCTTCTTGATGCCTGGGCAAATCTGCTCTGCTATCAGATACTCTGGCAGAAGGTAGCCTCACCGAGAGCCAACTACTTTGCTCAGGGCAACCGGGAATTTACCGAGAGGGCAATGGCAACTTTCCTTGATGGCTATCAGCAAAGTCTGGCTATCTGGGCAAGGCAGCTGAACCTAAGAGGTGAAGGTCTGTGCTTTAACTGCGATAATGCTGGCCTGATTCAGCAAGGATTTGTAAGGCCATAAGGCATAAGCTTACGGCAAGTACGGACAATTGCCGTACAAAAATGTAATGTCATAACTTTACTTTTTGTCAAATTTTGTCAAGACATAACTTGACAATATATCACGCAATATTGCGGCAATGGGATAGTTAGGCGAAATTACATACCGTAACTATCATCCATCATCTTTCTAATTTCCGAAATGCCTTCAATAATCTTTTTGAAAGGTTCATCTAATTTTTCAGGTTCAAAATGAAAGATATGTCCATAATCTTCTATGTGGTGGTAGAAGTCGATTATTTCTTGCATTTCTTGCGGTTTCAATTCTTTAATATCCATAAGAGTAACTTCGCCTAACAGCGTATATGTGCAATACGCTTTCAGCATTTGTTGTTAATTTAAACTTTCGTTTCTGCGTACTGCACATATACGCAAAACGTTATGCGTAATGTGGCTACCTCCCGTTTTCATTTCGAGTGTTTAGGCTGACAAATTTATTAATCTGTTTCATAAATGTATCTGGAAGTTCAAAAATATCGAAGTCTGTACAGTTCATACATTTAGACAAAGTAATTATGGTTTTATCGTACCTCACTTCGATATTTCTATATTTAGTATTTTCTAAAATAGTATGCCCACATTGGTAACATTCTCTTTTTCTTCTACTTGTTTTTTCTTTATAATTTCTAATGCTGCTCATATTTTTTATTTTTAAAAAGGAAGGGTTCATTGAGTATTTAGCTCTGAACGTCTGCATAATGCGACCTGATTTTACAGCCTTCCAATATTTTATTTCTACTAAAATAACCGCCACACATACGCATAACATCGGTTTTGTGCAAGTGGGGCTGATGTGCTAACATCAACAGCAGTAATTCTAATCGGCTTTGGTACTAAATTCAGCATTTGTACTACTAAATCCCCACCTGCACAAAGCCGCAAAACGTTATCAGCAATTACTATATTCATTGTACATTTGCGACAATAAGACCCCTCACGCCTCTTCACAATGCGCACCCGGAGGGGTTTTCGATTTATCCAAGCACATACTTTAGCATCTTGTCTCCTTGGTGCATGGCAAATTCCTTATACACCAGAGTGCCATCAGCTATAAGTGGCTCAATGACTTCATACCTGATGTAGCCATCATCAAAAAGGAATCGACCAGAAGAAGGCTCAAAATAAACTGCTTCCCTAAATGGATTGCGTAAATCAAACTTATGTGTTTTTTGTCGCTCCTCATTGATAGAGTCAATGATGTACTGCTGTTGTGTTTCTATGTTTATCATAACTTATTTATTTCCCTATTCAAATACCACTGTGCTTTCTTTAAGTCCTCCAGATT